TGACTCCGGAACGTATAAATGAATATTTCGATAAAGAATATTATAGTCCCTTTAGTGAGCAATCACAGATGATGCTTGACTACGAGTCAAACACAAAAAACCTTAAGAACCACTTTGAGATGCGCTTTGCAGAGGGCTATAAAGACAATCTTGAGGTATCATATATGTATACTTCACATGGGCTTCCAAGGATCACACTTATAGATAGCCGTACATTCACTAACATAGAAAGTGATGACTGCAAGGAAATAGAATATTCAGAGCGGTGCTTTCATCAAACCTATAGAGCCCCAATGGATATTTTGAATCTTTATGGGGAGGATATTAAGTTAAGCGACATAGAAAAGATTAAGCCAGGGTTCTTTCATATTGGATTTAATGGGAATATTAATATCCTTAATGGAGTGCAGGAAACGCTTGCTTTAAGTCATTATGCAGATAACTATGAGAGAGATCCAGAAAGGTATCATAACATAGATCAGCGCACACCCGAAGGGCAGGAGAAGATGATGGCTTTTAAGTCTATGTTTTTTAACAGGAATAGGACGGGAAGTATGATCAGCGATGGTCATGTAACTTTCAAGACTCCTATAGATATGAAGTCCGTAAAGAGAATTACAAATGGGCGAATAGAATACAGTTGGAGGGATAGTGATTATGAAAAAAACCCAGATGTAGACATAGATGTAAAAACTTTCAAGAGTGTAAAGGTGTGGCAAGCAAGGTGCATAGGAGATCCAATGGGTGAGGTCTTCGTGAAAGCTGGTCCATTAGATTTTGATTGGGCCGACATCTCTGATCCAACAAAAAAGAGGCATCCTTATAGTGGAGGGTATCATGGCACATTGGTTGTAGAGCAAAATGGTACAAGGAGGCGCAGGGGTCTTTTTGATAAAGGCATTGTACATCAAGTTAATATAAACATCGAAAATGCGCGGTGTGAGGAAGAGAAAGGATTTAATATAGGTAAGGTGTTTGTCATGTTACAGGAGGCGAGGGGTCCGGATGTGACACCAGAGATGTTCTTCGATACCATGAAGGGATCTCGGCTTATTGACCTGGATGGTTCTCAGCTTACGGGGACTTTTGCTTCTGCCCTTGCAGCTAGCGGAAGGATCTTTAACTCTGTAGACATGAGTAATAATGTTGCGGTAAAAGATTCTATGGAGCAAATAGAGGCTCACTTCAGGAGCATGAAGAGGGCTATGGGTGTAGATGAGATGGATGTAAACCCTTACAGCACGGATAATGTGGCGCGAGTAGGACAGGAGAATGCTACTAACTCTACTCTTGACTTATTTACGACGCACATTAAGTACATGAATAACACACTTCAAATGTATATTGACTTATGTCATTATGCTTACAAGAAGAATCCGAGAGTCCTTGAGGGGGTAATGAATGACATGAGTTACCAACTGCTGCTGACAGAAGACTTCCTTCAACATGGGAAGCCAGGTGTATTTATAAGGAATGACATACAAGATCAGATGTTGTTAAGGGAAACGAAGATGGATGCTGTACACTTTATACAGAATGGTGCTTATAGCATTATTCCGGATTATGTCAGATTTAAGATGGGGCGTAATATGGCAGAAATACTTAATGCTGCCGAAGCGATGGCTCGCAAGTCAGATAATCAACAGCAGCAGATGATGCAGGCTCAGCAAGAGCAGGCGAAGCAAGCAATGGCGCAAAGGCAGCAGGAGTTGGAGGCAACATGGGCACATGAGTCATCCGAGAAAGATAAAGATCGACAGACCAAGATTGATACTGCGGCAATGATGGCAGAGCAGTGGCTTAATCAGGCTGATGTAGACCAGGATGGACAGAATGATCTTAACCAAAATGCAGACAAGCAAAGAGGGTTTGATCGAGAAGAAAATGAAAAAGACAGGCGTTTAAAGCGAGAAATAGAAATGCGAAAAGCAGAACTTATCAAAAAAAAGGCATCGGTCGCACAAAAAAGATAATTTAAGTATCAAAATAAAATAAATACTATTCTTTAACTAAATATTTTTGACACAATGGAAAAATTGCCAGGGGTTATTTCTGTAATAAGTGAGGATGGATCAATGTCCACTCCTTTCGATTCTGTATTAGATGTGTTACCGAAAACAGAAGAAATAGCAAAAGTAGTAGAGCAAAATCCTGTAGAGCAATCTGCTCGCAGAGAAGAGCCTGCTGCAAAGAGAGAGCCAAAAAATGAAGGCACAGGGTATATTTTGGCTAATGCCTTAAAAGATAAGGGGATCGCTCTTGAAGATATAAAAGAGGGTGACGATCTTTCGGTGTTTGTAGATAAAATTGCCTCTTATATTGATGGAAATACAGATGCGAGAGCAAAAAGCCTTTATGGGGAGGACACAATAGAGTCAGCAAAGTTGCTTAATTCAGGCATGTCTCTTGAAGACAGGAGTGAATATGCCAGGCTAAACCTTCTTGCCAACCACAAGTATGATCCCACAGAAGATATGTCTTATGAAGAGCGGGAGGCAATGGTAAAAGACACTAAAGCGGTAATCTCAGAATATTATAGCGAAAAACTTTCCGGTAAGTTCCTTGATAAGGCTATTGCGGGACTTGAAGAGATAGATGAGTACAGCGACGAACTTGCTGATCTTGACGAAATAGCTAAAAAGCATTTTATAGAGAAGAGAGATTTATTCAAAAAAGAAGGGTTAGACCGTATTGAGGCAACAAAAAATGCCGCAAAATCATATGATGATCAAGTAATGGCCATCATAAAAAGCGGAGACATTGGAGGTACAAAATTAAGTAAGGCAGAGATAGATCTGGCTTTAAAAAACATAAACGATCTTACTGAGACCATAGAGGTAGATGGTAAGACGGAGAAGATATCAAAGTATAATAAGACTATTAGAGAAATAGCTAAAAACCCTGCATTAGGGGCTAAGCTCATGCTTTTAGTGGCAGAGGGGCTTACGTTGGATGCGGCAAAAAATATGGGCAGGGATGCCTATGCAACGGAGTTAGAGCAGAAATTAAGAGGGTCAAGAGACTTTCCTGGTTCTGCAAATCAAGGTGTTGGTGCTGGTGGAGGAAGAACGCCCCTAAAGGGCATTATAGAGGTTAGTGAACAACAAACATATTGAAAAAGCATAGGTTATGAATTTTAATGAATCGCAATTCGATGTTCAAAAAGTCGTCGTAAACAGACGGGAATTTTTGAGTTCAATGGTAGATCAGAACCTTCTGATCGGATCCTTGCCTGGCATACGCACAGTAGATGATATCTCTGAGATGCCTTGGCCTAAGATATGGACAGCCCTTGAAGACAATACAGGATATAGACATCCTTTCAAAAAAATTATTGAAGAACATAGTACAAAGCGGTTTACCGACTTTGAGTTCTTTGACTATAAGCAGCGTTTTGACGGTATTGACTACATGGTCGTGCTGCAAGACCTGAACGAAGACACCGAATGTGTAGGACAGTCGTCTTAAGCGGGGTGATTTTATCGGTCCCGTCAATGCCAAGGGCAAAGTTATCAGAAATGTGAGCCAGCGTCCAGAACGATATGGTGTTGGTTGGTTGTATTATTTCGAGTACAAAACTCCCGATGATCAGCAATACTTCGATAGTAAGTACCTGAAATCCAATACTAAGTGGGAGAAAGCGTACCATTTGGTAGGTGAGGGCACAAGCGAGAGAGGTAGTATGATGTCTTCCTTTAACAAAGGATGGATTCAGAAAGCCGGCAACCTAGCTACTCTCAGCAAGGAGACTACGGTAACAGATAAGGCGCAAGCGACCTATCTCGTATTTTATAACTGCTATGATAAGCAGCAATTTGGCATGGAAGATCTTGGAACAAAGATCATGGACCTGCAGGAAGCTGAATTTGTTATGCAGGTAGAGCAAGAGAAGCAATACTACTATATGTGGGGTCGTCCATTGTCTAAGCCTTTGACGAACAGCAATACAATTGACGAAAGTAGCTCTTATAGCATTCAGTCCGGCACAGGTTTCTTCGGGTATGCTGCATATAGCACAACCGAGCCTTATCATAGAAAGAAACTTACAAGCAGATATGTCTTTAATACTGCTGTATCAAAAGTAAATGGCAAGATTCGCCCTATGGATTATAACTTCTTAGCAGTAGGTGGTTATAAGTTTACAGAGGCTTTACTAGATTCCAATAAGCAAACTTATGGCTTAAGTGGTTTCTTGAATAGCTTCAAAGACATGACCGAAGGAGCGAAAGCGATAGATACAAAAAATAGGGAAGGGGTAGCATTTAATACAAAACAATTTGTGAAAATGAACTTCGATCCTATGGGATCTCTGACGGTAGGGCATTGGGCTGACTTGGATAGTCCGCATTTCTTTGGTCCTGACCTTAACCTTGATGGGTGGCCTATCAGTTCATGGTGGGGATTTATTTTCAACCTGGGGTTGAAGAACTCTAAGAACATGAACATAGAGCTTATTGAGAAAAGAAATTCAGAGATATTCCATTACTTGATCCAATCATGGGGACCACTGGGTCCTGTGAACTCAAAAAATTCAGGTATGTTCAGGTCAAATCACGTATTTGGCGCTGGCAAAGCTGCTTCCTATGACTTGCTGTGGCAGCAGACAATAGGATTCAATATGAGAAATCCTGAAGGCATGTTGTGGTTCACACCTACTATTTCGTAAATAAAACGCTTTATGTCGCAGATACTTATAGAATTACTTAGAGATGCCCCCTTTTTACGGGGAGGGACGATATTTAGGGGAGCCGATATGGATGACCCTAATTTAAACACGCAGAAGCTCCAAACAGAGCCTTTCCTAGGGAAGGTAATTGGAGTACGTACCGAAGTGCCTCACTTCAGTGGGGAGCATGGCAGGTGGATGTGGAACGAGGATTATTTGCCTGTAAAAGAGTTTGAGCAGATAGTAAGAAAGTGTGCCGTCCTTGGTCCTAACAGCAAGGTTATTACGCCCGATGATATCAATATCTATAATGTAGATGATGATTTTTTCACAGATGAGAAATTTAGAGTTGTCCTTATTGGCGGCAAAACTGTCCTTGATGACAGCAATCCGGTACATAGGTTGGTAGCGGCTATGTTTCTTGTTGACTCCCGTTTTGTGCGGGTGGAGGGAGATCGTATGCCTAACTACGCGGACGAAATATACAGCATAGGCTTTGCCGAGCAAGTAGAGAAAGCAAGGATCGAAGACAGCAAAATAAATATTGATGTCGCCGCTATCCTTAAAACTATGGAGCGTGAGAGCCTGGTTACTTTGTCTAAGATATGGGATAAAAACCCTAGCAACAAAATCAGTGACGACACTATCCAGGGTGAGGCTAAGCTTAAAACGTTTAACCACTTTTTGAATGGCCGGAAGGCGCGGCTTATCACCAGAAATGACGAAGACCTATTTGTATTTTCAGGGGTAGAACTAGGTAGGGACGAAGAGGAGAGTGTTGATTTTTTGATGGAGCAGGCTAATGACAAGATGCTTAGTCAGTTGGTTAACGCTATTAAGCTAAAGTCACCTACAGCATTAAAGCATGAACACTTAGCGATGGATGCTTCTTTAGAGGAAGCACTTGTTAATCCAGAAATAAAAGGAGGCGGAGATGGTAACAAATCTTCAGATCCACAGTGAACTTAAAAGAAGGTTTGCTCG